GCTCCCGCAACAGCAAGAACTCCTAAAGGAATAGGCATTATGCAGTTATCTTTCCAACTACTCGGTAGGTGTTAGCTGCAACCTTTTGAACAGTTGCGGCATTGTAGGTCTGGTCAATCTTGAAGGTGACGGCTGTTCCCGCTGTTCCTGCACCTGCCCAGTCGGTCACGCCTGTTCCTGCGGCGATGGTTACAGTTCCGCCAGCGTTACGCCAGATGGTCAGGGTGTCCCAAGTGGTTAGAACATCGGGGACTGTAATTGTCACAGCCGAAGTTCCGTTGACAAAGATTGTTCCGTTGTCGAGAGCGGAAGTCGCAGTCATTGAGGTTGTGGTTGTAGTTCCACCAAAGGCAACCTGTGAGCCTGCGATTGAGGTCACCGATGCAGGGTAAACCTGTTGCCAGAGCGAGCCGTCATAAACAGTTATGGTATTTGAATCGGTCTGGTATGTGACCATACCTTCGCTAATTACAGAAGTGCCGAGGGCTGAGCCTCTTGCGGCAGTTCCCGCAAAGACCATGACTGCTTGGTCTTGAAGGTAATCCTGAACATTCGCAGCGGTTAGAACCTCACCTGCGGTAAATACTTTGCGGCCTAAACCTGACATTTTGCTCCTAGAAGGCTAACGCGTTGCCTGCGTCTAGCTTACCAAATTGTGCGTCATCCAAGACTAACAGGGCAAAGTCCAGGGTTGAGAAGCCCAAGCTCATTACATGGTTAGTCAGGTCTATGCCGTTGTCAATGCGAATGATTTCAGCGTATTTAGAGATTGCAGGGGCGATGCCATTAGGGGTGAATTTGATTTCTACAACATCGCCAATTTCAAGCCCTAGAAGGTTCTGCTGCTGCTGGTCAGTTAGCTCGTCTAAAAGAATGTCTACCGACTCAAAGCGGTATTCAGGCTGTGAGTATTTGTTGGCGTAGAAGTCGGATAGGTCGTCAACATCCTGATTGGCATTTATCAAAAGCCCTGTTCGGGTCAGGTTGAAGATTCCGTAAGTGTCAATTGAGGGCAGGTCTAGCGTTGTGACTTCATAAGAGGTTATCTCCGAGCTGACAACAATCTCATTGGCTAGAAGCTCAGAGCCGTATTGCACCCGAATAGATTGGTATTTGATACCTGAGCCGTCATCTGCAAGAACTACACCGCCTGAAGTTGGTGCTGCGATTCTGTCGCGGAAGATTACATTGCCGCCCTTACCAATAAAGAATGCACCTGGTTCGCTTCTCTCGACAAGACGAAGGTAGGTAAGAGTGTTTGTGTTGTCAGGAATTGTGTCAGCACCGAGAGTCATCAAGCCTGTGTCGATATCTCTTAGGTCAACAGGCCAGTTTATTTCAGGCAGGTCAAGGATTGCATTTATTCTTTCCCCTGACTTCTGGACTGAGTTTGTTCTTGTTGCGATGGTTTGAGTTGCAAAGGAAGATGTTGCATCCGAGCAAGCTGCTGCTGCGGTTGAGTCACCATTTGGCTGATACGAAAGATTCCAGTCATCCACAAGACCAACAAATTGAACTATGCCACCTGATGAAATTCTCACCTGACGCTTCGGAACTATCTGCCCTGCGTATGGGGAGAGTGCATATTCAGGGTCAAAGGTTCGGTCATTGTTATTGAAGACAATGTTTGCTAACCCTGACTCGAACTGGTCAAGCTGTCGGTTCTTGCCTCGCTGAATTGCAACCGACTGCACCAAATCGGTGACATCGAAGAACAGCGTTCCCGCAAGTAGAAACTCTGTGTTGTTTAGCTTGCCCTTTATAGGGTCGTCAAGGATAAAGTAAGGGCCGAGACCAGACGACAGAATGTCAAAACCAATCTCTACCTTCTGGACTGGCTGGCTCAATTTGTCGGACTCACTAGAACTTGACCACCTGCCGAGACATACTTGGTAATGGTGTTACCCAAAGTCTTACCAACCATTGCCAAAGACTGCGTTGAATCAGTCTTGACATTTATGTTAATTGTTGTTCCAACTGCACCTGTGCCTAGTGACTGGATTAGACCTAGCTGGGAACGGAACTCATTTCTCAAGTTGACTGCACTCATCGCCTCTGTTGTTCTACCAGCGATAGCTGCCTCGTTAGCAAAAGTATTAGCTGCGGTAATGCGCTCTTGCAAGTAAGCAATAACCCTTCCAACATCATTCATTGAGTCAATGAAGATACCTGTTGCATTTGTGACCGCTGATGCAGCCGTAACAACCCCACTCATTGCGCCCCCAGTTGTGCCTGTTGCACCTGGGGTTGGACCTGTTACATTCTCAACTCGGTTCTTTGCATCGGTCTCGACCTGTCCGAGCTTTCTCATAAACTCATCTACAACCTTGCCGAGTCCGCCAAGGTCGCCCTTCATTGAGTCAATGTTTTCCTTGAATGCCTCGCGGATGCCCTTGATAGAGTCAATCAGAGTAAGGTTAGCGTCAACTACTTCTTGATTGAATTGGTCCTGCAGTTCTTTGAGTGCCTCTGACAGTTGCGTCTGAGTGGTTTTGTAAAGTCCCGCAAGTTCGCGAGTTGCGAAACCTGCCTTGTCATAAATCTCCCGAGCCAGACCATCCATGCCAGTTTCAGCTTGTTGGTTTATTTCATTGAATAGACCCTGAATACGGCGCAGGGTTTCAGGGGAAGAGTCAAGCAAGCCCTGTGCTACAGCATCGCCACCCTCTGCACCCGATGAGAGCATCTGCTCAATGAATACCTGAGAGAAGCCAGCCTCAAACAGCTTCGCGCTAAGAGCGAGTAGTCTGCGGTTGTCATTGACCTTATCTTCAAGGCTCTTGATTAGAGCTGTTACTGGGTCTGTGCCGACAAATGAATCTGTGAAAGCCTTGTTTGTTTTCTTTGCTTCTTCCTGTGCCTGATAGAAAGCCTCAAGCCTCTTATCTTCGCTTCGGTTGAACTCCGTCAGGAAGTCATTGAAAGTAAAGGATGCAGCTTGGCGAAAAACATTTCTCAGCCTGTCCTGTGACTGCTGAATGATGTCTTCAAGCTTCTTAGTGAAATCAGCCTGAGTCTTGATTACTGCATCTGCATAACGCTTCTGTGCTGTTGCGATTGTCTTGTTGTATTGCTCTTGTGCCTGAGCTAAGTCTTTCTGGGCAGACTTAATAAACTTCTGCACCTTGTCAAAAGCCTTCTCAACCTCTGCGCCTGTGTTTGTGGTTGAGGTTGTGATTTCAAGAGCTGGATTGTATTCGGCAACAAATCCTTGAGCAAGGTTTCTAAACCTATTCATCTCGCCACTTGATGCGGCGATTTCCTTTCTTAGGTTGTTAAGCTTGATGTTGTTGAAGCGAGCCATCTCACCAGTTGCGCCCTTGATGCGAGTCTCAAGAATCAAAATCTCATTGCGAGTCTTCTTGATTCCGTCTTCGGCAAGTTTCTTATTGCCCTCAGTTGCGTTCTTTAGTGCGTATTCATACTGCCCAAGCTGACGGCGCAAGCTCTCTAGCTGACGCTGTTCTTTTATCTGTGATTCAGTCAGACCCTCGGTGTTTATCTTTGAGCCATAGACCGCATCGGCATAGTCGCTCAGAGTTGCAACTGCGAAAGCTCCTGCGGTGATTAGGGCAGCCCAAGGCAATAGCTTGGTAGCCGTAGAGAGAGCGGTTGTCGCGCCTGTTGCAAGGTTTATCTTTGTGGTCGTTAGGACAATCGCCGCTTGCCATAGGGCTGTTGCGGTTGTAATTGTCTTGTAAGAGATGACAAGTCCTGCGATAGCACCCGCAAGAATCATCAGGGCATCTTTGTTCTCATTGACCCAGAAGATGAAATCTATAAAGTTCTTGATTGCGTCAACGACAGCTTGAACAAGGTTCTTTATTGTTTGTGTTCCCTGCGGCGATGCAAGCCACTTAGTGAAGTCTTGAATAGCAGGCAGAACTTGGTCTTTGAAGATTTTGGCAACTTCTTCTGCGGCAGGTGCTAGTGCTTTCTCAAGCTCAGGAGTTAGCTTTACAACCTCATCAGCGAACAACTCGAAGGTAGGTAGAAGTGCAGCACCGACAGCCTCAGAAACATTGTCAAAGGCTAGCTTCATCCTGTCAGAGGCTTTAGCAGTAGCCTCAGCAGTTCCGCCAACCTGTGTCTCGATAGCAGACAGAATCATGTTCTGCGCTTCGAGTGTCTTGCCTGATTCGACAAGAACCTTTATCTTGTTTCTTTCTTCCTGCGTGAATGTCACACCTGAACGAGTCAGCGCAGTAATTCCCTTGATTGGGTCTTGAAGTGCCTTACCAAGTTGAGTTGCGTTAGTCTCAGCAGAACCAAAGCCAGCAGCAGCTAGGTCAAGTGCCGCCATTGTTGCGCGGTCAAACTCCCCGCCCATAACATTCGCAGTCTGGGCAAGGTTCTTGAATGTCAGAAGCTTGGCCTGAGCTGCCTTGATTACCTCAGCATCTACACCGACCGAAAGCTCATTGGCCTCAGCGAACTCGATAATCCTTTGAGTAACAGCTCCAGTCTGTGCGCCAAATAGATTCATTGACTTGGCAACTGCACCAAGTCTGTTGTTCGCCTGCTGGACATTTTCAGCAGCAGCGATTGAGTCAGAGCCAAACTTGACTAGGGCAGCAGTCGCAGCAGCAGTAGCAGCACCGACAGCAGCGAACGCAACTCCTACCCCTTTGCCAAACTTGCTAAATTCACCTAGTGCGTTCTTAACACCTCTGTCATCCCAGACAGATTTGAGGACTACATTTACTGCCATTTAGCCAAACTTTCTATTCGCAATTCGATAATAGTTCTGAATGATGCCGTCAATTCTCTTCTCAAAATCAGGCAAGTCTTTCTCAACAGCAGGCCATGCAATGCGAGATGCGCCACGCTTTACAATTCCAGCAGCAGCGTTTAGGTTAGCAATAAAGGTCTTACCTGCCTCGGCGGGTGTTCGTCTTGCATAAGCAACCAAATCGCCCGATGCGGTGCGTCTAACAACTGGAGTTGTTCCGCTGTTTCTCTTACCTTGTCCGATACTTCTGCCAGACCTTCCAGCCATGTCCATAATGTTGACGGCAGCAGAGTTTAGGCGAACACTAACAAGACTTGTGTTTAGGCTCTTGCCACCTGCCTGGGTTCTAAACCTGACAGTTGTAGAGTCAATAGGCTTTCCTCGACCCCAACCAGTTGCACCATAGTTGAACCTCATACCGCTCAGCGGTTGCACATTTCTAATAGCAGATTTGATTGGCTTCTCAGCCTCACGCCCGACAACCTTTATTTCTTTGACGAACTGAGACCTTAGCCCTGGCTCAATCTCACGCAGGTTCTTTTGAAGGGTACGAATGTCCTTGACCGAATAGCTGGCCTTTTGTGTGCCAAGTATGGGGATTTGAAACTCTAAGCGCATGAGACCACCTTTAGACCCTATTCTACCTTGTTATCAAACTGTTATCTTTTGACCCTGCCTAAATGCTTGACAATCCCCTAGCCTTGACCTAGCTCAAAGAAAGGAAAAGAAATGAGCGCAATTAAGCAATACCTAGCCGAAAACATCGAGTCAGTTCTTGCTAAGAATGTCATTGAGTTATACGGCGACAGAGTAAGCATTGACTTCGAGATTATGGAGACAATGACTCATCTGCTCTCTGGAGATAATCAGGCACTACATGACAAAGAGCATGAGTATTTCACCACTCTAAACATTGACACAGCGGATTTTCTAACTGACTGGCTTCATGCTATGACTGCTGCAATTGCAGTCTTTACAGGTGAGGCAACAACAGAAGATGGTCTGGTTGGCAATAGCTTCGACTGGATGGCGTATCACTTCAACAACAGTCCTCGCCGAACTGTCAGAGCTATGCAAGACATGGGTTTGAATGATAGAGCGGTGCAGGGCATTATCTATCTGCTGACTGGCAGATTGCTAGAGGCTAATGAGGCTTTGAACATTGTTAGGTTTGAATACTTGAAGAACGCCAATCATCCAACTGTTATGTCTAGGGTTGTCTCCTAGCTAAAAGCAAAGCCCCTCCCGATTGGGAGGGGTCTTGCTATTTCTTTGACATTTCTTGCGCTCGCCAGACTAGGTAGCGGCCCATTGTCCAAAGCATTCTCTCGTCAAGCTTTAGCAATTCCAACGGACTCAATTTGTATTCGTAAGCAATGCTGACGAGATACCAATGAGCTGAGGTATCGCCTAGCCCTTCGATGCTTTTGGGTCAACCGCTCCAATGGAAGCAACTGTTTCAACCCATGCGTCAAAGCCAAGGGATGTTTGCTTCTCTCTGGTGAGTGATGACCATGCGAGCCAGAGCAGGTGTGTGACTTTCATGTCCTGCCCTAGCTTCGCAATGCTGATGTTGTATTCAGACTCAAACTTCACCATGTCAGCCATGATGACCTTGATGTCCTTCTTGGTCTCGTCATTGAACTCGACCTCTAGTTGCATCCGCATTTGGTTTCCTTTCTTTTATTTAGTTGTTTAGACTGTGCCGCGAGTTACTGCGCCTGTGATGGTCCAGGTTAGGTTCTGGACAGCCAAGTCGCCGACTGCTCCGCTTACTGGAGCGACATTGTCAACTAGGGCTGTGAACTCATACTTCGGTGCGTTCGTTCCCGCTGGAGTTCCAGCAGGGAAGATTGCGACAGTTGCAACTGTGTTGAACAGGTTATAAAGAATGCCGTCCAAAGCAGTTGAAGCGTAGTCGTTGTGCATTGAGAGGGTAACTGAACCTGATTTTAACCCGCCCAGGTAGGTGCGCCATCCAGAGCTTCCGAAGCTGCTGGTCTCCACCGCATCCGATGTGGTCGTTAGCTCGACTGAGTTTACATTCTGCGAGATTGCAGTTCCGTTGAGCTGGACAACAACATCTGTCAAGATTTGTTTTGCCATTTAGTTTTCTCCTATGTGTTAGCTAGCTAAAACACGAACATTGAACTCGGCAGCTAAATAGGTGATGTCCGAAATAATCACCGAGCCATAGTTCGTCATTTCAGTCACTATGACAGAAAAGGCCTTACCGCCAAGTGACTTATCTGATTCTACCGCAAGATAAACAGACAGGTCTCCTGTGCTTGAGCAGTAGGCATCGAGATTCCTTTGAGCAGTTCTTTCATCTACCCTGCCAACAATAACTTGAACTGCAAAGTTGTATTCGGTCATCCCTCGCTGGAAGTCTTGATGATATTGAACGCGAGCTAATTGGACTATGGCTACTGGAGGAGAAGGGTTGTCTGGGATTGTTGCAGAAACTCTTAGCCCTGGGATGGTTGCCAGGTTAGTAGCAAGTCCATCTCTTAGCTCTGTGATTGAAGCCACCTATGCCATCCTGATTCTGCGGTATGGTTCGACAAGGTGTTGAACATCTGGGTCAAGTCGGAATCCAATTCTCATCGAACCAAGCTCGCCAGAGATGATGCCGAGTGGAGAATCTAAACGCTTGAAAATTCTTGAGGCAAGAATGACAGTTGCCTGAGTAATTGCTACTGGAACTGCTGACCAGCCCCATGTTCCAGTTATGCGAACTGTTGCCTCGCCCTGGCGATATGGAAAGTAGTAATCCTCAATTGCCCTAATTTGGTAGTAGCTTGTGGTGATTCCGCCAGCTCTTCCGTTTAGCGGCTCAGCCTGCCAATCCTTAGCAGCCCAAGTAGTATCAAAGGTGTCGCCGTCTTCTGAGGTTTGAACCTGACTTAGAGTGATGAAGTCTTCTGTCTCGCAGACAAAGTTATCTATCGGCGAGAAAAGCTTTGTCGCAGTTCCAGCGTTGTAAAAGTATCTTTCGGTGTATGAGTCAATTTGGCGAGATGCCGACTCAATTGCCATTTCTAAAGCTTGGTCGTCTATTCCATCGGCAATTCGGAGAGCTGCCTTTATTTGGGTTAGAGTCGCATATCCGTTAACGATTGCCATGAGATTCCTCCAGCCTCTATTCTACCGACATTGTTCTGACCATCTCCGAAATCATTGGCCCTCTGAGGTAGCGGCTATTGCGCCAGAGCAGTCGGTTGGTGTAGCTGAATTTGGTGGCAAGTCTTCGGTCAATCATGTTGGTTATGGTTGGTATCACTTCGATATCATCTCTGCCTAATCGCTTGGCAATCATCTTCACTAGGTCGTATTTGGAAACCCAGTCATCGGGGACTAGGTGCTGAGTTCCAGCCAATAGGTAATTCTGTTTCATTATCCCTGCGACCACCCTTGCAAACGCCTCAGTTGTCACCCCGTTCCAGTAGTGATTGACAAAGCCATTTATCCTTGCGCCTTCGGGTTGGTTCTTTACCCAGTCGAATAGCGAGCCTGTGCCGTTCGCTCCGATTATCGAGCAGCGCAGGTTTAGCCAGTTAGCTGCCGAGACCTCGCCTCGCTTCTTGCTTAGGCCATAGGTGTCGGTTGCGTCTCGCTCGGATTCTTCAGTATAGAAACCTTTGTCACCTGCGAACACGCAGTCAGTTGCAATCTGAATGAAGTAGAGGTCTTTGCGAGTTGCCAGCAGATGAGGAAAGTCTCCGTTTATCTTTTCCAGCTTCTCGACTGTCGGCTTCTTCTGTGGAATCGCTCCGATGCAGTTAATAACAACATCCCCTTCGGTCAGCATAAATTGGTCAATCGAGTCAGGTGCTTCATACTCCGAGCGTGAGGGTGCAATCAGGTCAAAAGAAGAAAGCTCTTTGACCATCGCCGAGCCAAGCATCCCCTCAGCTCCCAAGATGAGAACCTTCACCTGAGCGACCTTGATAGTTGTCTAATCTGCTCCATGCCCTCTGCCCTTTCATCAGGCCCAACCAATGCTCCAGAGGTTGTCATGCGGTCATAACCTCTGTCAAAAACAATCCTCATCGTAGGCGTGTTGTAAGGCTTTACCAGACCCGTTTTCCTCATGTGTAGCGCGAGACCCCAATCGGCGAATCTTATGCCCTCAGGGAAGCCTCCAGAGGCTTGCCAGAGGTGTCTGGTCATGGGGTTAGCACCGCCTAATTCGAACTCATAATCAAGGGTCTCTGGCAGCCACTTAGTCTGTTGGACATAATCTGTGCCTTTGGTTCTAAGCCAGTCGCAAACTAGGTTGCATCCCGCCGCCTCTGCCTCTGGTATTGAGTTCAAGGCTTTAGGCAGGAAGTAGTCGTCAACATTACAAATAGCTATCCACTTGCCAACGCATAGATAGATTGCTTTGTTCCAATACTCGGCATAGCTATTTAGGTTTTCTTTTATTACCCTGACAACACCCTCGTTGGGAACGCTTGCTTTGACCGCTTCCCAGTTCTTCTCATCGGTGACAATGTTTATCTCAAAAGGCTTCGTCTCGAGCGACTGCACTCCTGCCCACCATTGAGGCAGGAATTGAGAATAACCATCTCCCCAAATTGCTAAGGGCAGAGAGATTAGACCAGGGTCTTGAGGAATGGTAACCAATAGTGATTCCAGACTTTAGCATTGTCAAATTGCTGAGCGAACTTGCGGGAGGTTTCTGAGTAGCGGCCTTCGGACTTTGACACTTCATAAGCCTTTTCTAGCTGCTGTGCGATTGAGGCAATTGACGGAGTTTTCCACCAAGCAATCTGCGCCTCATCCCAGAAGAGCTGTCCAGTTACCTTAAATCCATCTTCTGCAACTAGGTCTCTTGGACCAGTCCAATCGGATGCGATAACTCTTGTTCCACAGGCTTGAGCCTCGATGATTGGAATCTCAAACCCACCGCCAAGAGAAACTTGCAAAGCAACATCGGCAGCAGAGTAAAAACCTGCTAGGTCTTTTGGCTCAACTCCCAAGCGGTAGTCAATAGGGTCAGGGAAAATAACAGAAGACATATCAAGCCCGCAAGCCTCAGCTAGTCGGGGCAAGTGGAAGCCTCCATAAACCCCCTTGGGTTCGGTGTGAACATACATATAAGCGTTCGGATGATTCTGCCTAAACATTGCAAAGGCCATGAATACAGTATCGAATGATTTTCTGTGAACTGATTTGTTTGCCTTATTAGCTGCATTGACAACAATCAAGAAATCGTCTTCTTTGATTCCTAAAAACTCTCTTGCATCTTGCTTGCCGATTTTGTCTGTGGGCTTGAAGGTAGAAACTGTGTCAATCGAGTGCGGGATGTAGATGCCCTCGATGCCAACATCGTTTAGTTGCTCCATGCCAAAAGGTGACATTGCAATTGGAGTTACATTGTCTTTATCTAGCCAACGCTTTACCGCAGGTGGCATTGAGATATGGTCGAGCGGTGTCCAGCTCAGAATGTTGGCGAACTCATTTGTGGGCCACATCTCTGACTTCAGAACCCAGACATCGCAAAGGGTCAGGATGTAATCTTTCCAATCTTTCTTTGCCATCTGCATCTTGTGTCCGACTGCGAGCGAGTCTTGTGACATTGGGTCGTAACCTCTTGCGTAGTGTGGGACTTCCCCATACGGGGTTTTGTGAGTTGAGTTGCTTCCTTCTAATCCGTAGTTAGAAACATGGGCAACATTCACGCCATGCTTTGCAAGATTGTCAACGAGCTGTCCGACTTGCCATCCATATCCAGTTGCTTGATATGGCGAATTTGAATAGGTCGTGATTGTTAGGTCTAGCTGTTCTGGTTTCATGTTTTCCTTTCTTTCCCCAGAATAGCAAAATCCCCCGACTTTTGGTCGAGGGACTTGCTAGATATCTTAGGTTGACTATGCAGCCGAACCCTTGAACACCTGGAAATGGGCCTGGTGGGAAAGTGCTGAATCCACACGAAGCATGAAGCGGAAGACGCTCAAATCGTTTCCAAATTTGAAATCATCGCTTCTATCGACTCGCAACCCGCCTGCAAGACGAATCTTGAATGACGGGATGTGTCCAAAGCCCACGCTTGCCGCAGCCGAACCAACGGCAGCGACCGCTGGATTTTCATGCACGCGGTAACCGAGAAGAGTGTCAGCGGTTGCGCCGTTGAGACCAGGCTCAAACAGGTAGTAACCATCTGTCGTCTTTAGCTTGCGAGCATTGCGAATTGCGGTTGGGGACATTAGCCAAGCTGTGCCTGGGAGTCTTCTCACCAGCGGGTCAACGCTGTAGGTGAGGTCAATGAGCTGGTCAGCAGTAAACAGACCACCTGCAATAGTTCCAGAAACACCAGTTCCAGCAGCAGTCATGATTCCTTCTGGCTTGTCGCTTCCGTCACCAGTAGTTAGAGCTGCGTTAACTGCGTAACCGATTGAGTTACCAGCGGCTCTTGCCAAAACTTCTGCAAGGTCCACCCCACTATCGGATAGAAGTTCTGAACTTACAGGCACGAGAAATGCATATTTATAAGCTCCTAGAGTGATTGAGCTGAAGGTTGGCTCACTCTCGTCAATCGTTGCACCTGCAGTCTCAAGAACAGCAGTTGCGTAATTTGTGAGAATAGGCAGTTTCAGGTCTTCGCCACCCTGAGTTTCAAAACGCTCTCCGAGGTCTAGCATTGGGCCAACTTCGCGAGCTAGGTCAAAGACGCGGCTAACGAAGGACTGAGGCACAACGCCAGAAGCGTTGGATGGGGTCATTGTTCCGCGAGTCTCGAATTGGTGAGAACGAATCTCTCCTCTTACAAGAGCGCGAACATAGTCGTAGTCAGACTTCGAAGTCTGTGCTACTTCGTATCCGCTTGCTAGAGATGCGGCCTTAGCCTCACGCTCTTCTGCGTTGCGGATGGTTTCGATTGCGGCTGCACGCTCGTCAAGGTCTGCGTTAATGCGGTCGAACTTGCTCTGCTCTTCAGCAGTCAAGTCGCGCTTCTCAGCAGCAGCGGAGTCAAGCAGGGCCTTTGCTTCCTCCCATGCCTTAGCACGAGCCTCAGCCTGAGCCTTAATAAAGGACTGTGACATTTTGGTCTCCTAATAGTTTTATTGACTTCAGCCGCGCTTACGCAGAACTGAATAACAGGTGGTGCTTACACTCAACCCTGTTTATATTCTACTAGGTAAAGGAAAACCCCAGAGGTAGAAAGGAAGACCCTCTGGGGTGGTTACTCGCTAAAACCTTGCGCTCAGGGGATGCGCGTTTCAGTTGGTTTAATAATGCGAGTTTCCTTTGTAGCGGCTGTCGCCGATGCGCCGCTGTTTCTATCGCTGTCTTCATTGACTGCGACATCTTTGTTGTCTAACTTCCAAATGGCATCAGCCCACTTGTCAGCTAGTGAATAAACCTCGCCGACCGATGGGTCTCCTGCGATTGCAAGAATGGTCTGTTTGATTTGTTCTTTGCTTGCCATTAGTTCCTCTTTAGTAGTAGGTCAAGTTGCTTGCGCTTTAGGTCTAGCAGGTTTGGCTCTTCGGTCTTTTCTTCTTCTACCTGCGTCACAGGGGAAAGAGTGTCAACAACCTTCTTGATTAGCTCTGCCTCAGAGTCACTTAGGTCTGCGCCTTCTTCCAGCTTTAGAACTGCGTCAGCTAGTTCGTCAGCGTCAACCTGTGCGCGAGTGGCTGCCTTGTCTAATGAGCGAACCATTGCTTCGGTTGAGGCATATGCTGGAAAGGCCACAATACTTGCCTCAAATAATCTGACCGACTTTAGAGTTCTTTCGGTCATTTCGTTGTTCCATGAATCCTTGATAACAGAGAATCCAAATGACATCTTGTTGAGGTCTCCTCTGCGGAGTAGCTCTGCCATGTCTCTGCCGTCAGTTGTGTTTGGCAAACTTGCCTCTACCCTCAGACCAACCTCGTCTTCATAGAGTTTCATTGTGCCTGAGCGAGTAGATGCAAGAACTCGGCCTGTGTCGTGATTGACCAAGAGCTTGACATCGTTGCGAGAGCGTAGCGAGCGGCGGAATGCGCCAGGTTCGATAGTCTCAACGAATCCACCCAAGTCTTCTGATGGGGAGTTGAACTTTGCAGCGTAACCAACAAAGGTCATGCCATCGCCTTCGGCTCTTAGCTCAAAGTCAGCTTCAAAGTTTCTAGTTTCGTGTTTCATCTTTGCTCTCTCTTGCTCCGCTTCTAGTCTAGCGACCACACCTTCTGCGTAAGTCTGTGCGCGTCTTGCAGAACGCTTAGTTGTTCCTCCACCCCAAAGTGCCATTGCAACAACACCTGGCGATGGGAAGTTTTCTGAATTTGGGTTTGCGTCAGGTGAATCTAAATCTCCCAAGTGTCTTGCAATCCAAGCTGCAATCCGAACCCACTTGTCGGCGGAAACATTGCCCTCAGCCATTTGGCGAGCTTCTCTGATTGTGCGGTCAACTAATCCGTCACCGCCAAGCCCTTCTTCATACCATTGCAAACCTCTGCGAGCAGACGCTCTCATGTAGGCAGGTGCTTCTAGGTTTACCTGACGAACCTCGTCATCGTCTTCATCATCTTCTGGCTCATCCATTGGTTCTGGTAGCGGGTCAATCTTTGTGAGAGTCGAGAACTTGTGTCCGACATAGACATCGGTGTCATCCCAACCGCCCTCGACTCGCTGGTAAACCTGAATCAAAGCAGCGGGGTCATCGGGAGTGCCTGTGATTGTGAATGAGGAATCAGGAACATTTATTGTTCCGTCTCGCTCAATCTGAACAATCTCGCCTCTAGCTCGACCGCCCGATGTGTTCCAAGAAACATAATCGCCAACTTCTAACTCAGTTGGTCTTGCTCTTTCTCCCCCTGGCTCAATGCCTTCGGCAATTGAGACAGCGACCATCTGGTCAATGGCTGATTGCTTAGTTGAGTGACAACCCAAAACTTCGCCGTCTTCCTTCTCAACAGCCCATTCACCCTGAGCGCAGTCAGGATTATTTTGAGAAATAAAATATGGCATTAGCCGAGCCTCGCATTCACAGTTATTGTTCCCCCTAGTGCAACCGCTGTTCCGTTTATTGTGATGCCACCTGCGGTTGTGTTTATGCTGATTGTTTGAGTTTCAGCGTTATAAACAATCGGCGATGTTGCAGCTACAACTCCAGATGGCCCTTGTGGGCCAGTTGCTCCAGTTGCGCCTTGCGGTCCTGTTGCGCCTGTCGGTCCTGTCGCTCCAGTAGCTCCTGTTGCTCCTGTTGGTCCAGCAGGTCCAGTCTCGCCCTGAATACCTTGTGGGCCTTGTGCGCCAGTCGCGCCAGTAGGACCAGCAGGGCCAGTTGCACCAGCATCTCCTGTGTCGCCCTTATCGCCTTTGTCGCCTTTGAGTCCTTGAATACCTTGCTCGCCCTGAATGCCTTGCGCACCTTGTGGTCCTGTTGCTCCTGTTGCACCCGCTGGTCCTGTGTCCCCTGTGTCACCCTTGTCTCCCTTGTCACCCTTAACACCTTGAATACCTTGCGGTCCTGTTGCACCTGTCGCTCCAGTTGGACCTGTTGCTCCAGTATCGCCCTTGTCGCCTTTGTCTCCCTTTTCACCCTGCGGCCCAGTAGCACCTTGAGGCCCAGTTGCTCCCTGAATGCCTTGGATTCCCTGTATACCCTGAGTTCCCTGTTCGCCTCTTGGGATGACCAAGCTCAAAGTTTGATTCGGTGCTGTGCCTGTAATTGTTGCATCTGCCTCGCCACCTGGTTCGCTGGCTGTAACAGTTCCAATTGTTAGCGTGTTAGCAGGACCGATTTGACCTTGTATTCCCTGCGGACCTTGCGGTCCAGAGTTTCCAAGTGTGACAGTTGTTGAAGTTTCAATGACTGAAATATCCACGCTTATTTCATTGACTGTTAGCGTGGAATTGGTTTCAGTTATTGCGACAACTGAGCGAGACATTACCGAGTGACCTGCGCTTCAACAGTAAAGTTACCCTGCACAAGTCTTGTAATCGCAGAGCCAGAGTTCAATTCAAGGTCGTAAAGATATTGACCTGCGACTATTGAACCCATTGTGTTTGCGCTGACGCTGATGTCAATAGTTCCAGCAGTTCCGCCGAGAGTTATTCCTGACCCATTAGTCAAGCTAAGAACTGGAGTGGTTGCATCGTAGGCTTCTCTTACCTGCATAGCTGCGGTGTAGTTAGTTAGATTGACCGCTGTGCCACCAATTGACCAACTTAGAGACAGGTCATAAGTTGCACCTTGATAAGCGGTGATGTTGTATCTGCCTGGTGTTATCACTTGCTTAACCTCAGAACTCTCACATTTCTACTTGCTCCGTCTGAGATACACCAGAGGCTGTCTCCTGGTGTCAGATAAAACTCTTCAGTTGTTTGCTTAGGAAGATTCAATCCTGTTGTAGTGGTGACATCGCTTCCGCCAAGATACACGGTATGTTCTGAGTTGTTATGGATGTGAACACTTACAGGGTTGGAGTCAGCAGGTGCAATTTGAGCTGCAACTGTTCCGATGCTGAAATTGATTGCTAGTAGTCCCATTATCCCTCCAGATAAACAGAGCTTGGGTCGGCAGGATTAATCTGTGCGACACCTTGAAGTTGAACGCTTGGAACGCCTGTGTGTGCGATTGCGGGCAAGCCCATCGCAGCCAAAGTTTCCGCAGGGTCGAAACCTGCAACGATTAGTCGCTGTGCCATCAGGACACGCTTGTCGGTTGCAGATAGGTCTGCTGCGTCAATGTTGACATTCGCAAGTGGAACTCTAAGGATGTCTCCGCCGTCAATCTTTGACAGACCCTCTGCAACTCTTGCGTCATTCGTCGTCAGGATTCCCGCTTGGATTCCTTGTGAGTATGCGTTGAATCGTGATTGAACATCGCCTCTTAGCAAAGCATTCATGTTGAACTCAACAAATGCGCCCTGTCCGTTTGGATAGACCCGAAGCAAGGTTGAGAGTGAGTTCTCAATAATTGCAACATAGGGTCTGAGCGTATGGGTGACAAACTCGATTTGAGTGGCCTCGACCGATGAGAAAGTTTGAGTTCCTGGCAGATTCATCATGTGCGAAGGAATGTTCCAGATTCGACACAGGTCTTCAATAAACATCCTGCGTGAGTCAAGTAGCTGTGACTCTTCTGGGTTTATGCCTATGTCTTTGATGTCAAGACCAGAGTGCAGAACGATTGTCTTGTGAGCTTTTCTCCAACCGCCATGACGAGCATCTACAGACTTAGCAAGCATCTTGGCTTGGTCCTCTGTCAAAGACTGAGGAGTCACTAGAGCGTAGTTACCCGATGCGCCTTGTCCAAAGAATCGCTGAGCGTATGAGTCAAGAGCAAGTCCAAGACCAAGAGCGTCTTTCATCTCTTCGACTCTTGAGACACCGCGAATAGCACCTGGTCTCATAACCGATTCAACAATGTGCAGAATCTCGTCTGAGTTGTAAGTCTTCTGGTCTTCTTCATAAACGAACATGACGCGACCATTGCGGTTGCGCTTGACTTCAATCTTGGTTGGGTTTAGAACCATAAGATTCAGAGGTAATCCGTTTTCGTCTCTGAAGACTCGGATGAAAGCGTTGCCGTCAAGCATGAGGGAAGCGATGATTGAGCTGATGAATGGGGTGCGGTCAACGAAAGAAACATCTGGTCTGTTTACCCAGTCAGGCTTTGGCCTCATCAAAAGCTTCTGCCCATCTCTGCGAACCCATGCTTCCATCGGCAGGGTTGAGATTGTTCCAGCGATTAGCGAGATTGCAGCCGAGACTCCAGCGAGCTTATAAATGTTGTCTTCGGTTATGTAAGTGCCAGAGTTGTTCTGTAGTTCAAAGTCAAGACCTGCACCCCAAAGGCTGTTAGGTGTGACTGCTCGTCTCTCGAATAGGTTATTGAGCATTTGTTCTCTCTAGTGCTAGACCGAATAAGACTGAAAAGACTCCAAGTCCGATTAGACCTAGAGGCAAGAAAATTATTCCTAACCCTGTGCTGATTAGGATTGCCCCTGCAACCTGTAGAGCTGTGACCAATTTAGAAGACATAGACACCTGGAGTTAGTTGTTCGGGTTCTATTCTACTTGTTGTCGCCCTATCATAGGCAATCACCATCGCTACAGCCGCGTCAATGCGCCTCGCTGACTGTCTGTTCTCTTTCACTATTCTCACCCCTAAGTTATCTGATTTGACTACAGCATTGTCTAGGTGACGAGCCAATAAAGGGTCGCCGTCATGGACAAGTCTTTTCTCAACTACAGCATCGAACGCCTTAGCGCAGGCAGGAATCATGCGCCTTGCGTTAGTCGAAGGATACTCGACTATTGGGTAGCCTTCTTCTGCTAAGACCTGCATGGACCTTTGCCAGCGGTAAGGGTCACAGACAATCTCTTTGACATTGGGGTTAGCTTTGACGAACTCACGAATCTGGTTTTCAACATCGAGAATGTCTACGCGCCACAAGTCGTCATGAATGTTGGGGTCTTTCTCCCAAGCCTTAATCATAAAAACCTGCGGGAGTGGTTCGATGGTTACACCGACTAAGACAGTCGAGTCTCCAGAAAACGAACCATCAAAGCCAATTACATAATCCTTGCCTGCGATGTTTACCTCACCCTTGCAGGCTTCCCATGTGCCAGTCGGTAGCCATGAGACTTGCGAAGACACCCATTGGTTGCATCGCTTAGTTCTAAACTCCGCTTCAGGTGTTCGGCGAACTGCCGACTCAAAGTCTGCGGGGTCTGATAAATCTCCGAATCCTGGATTGGCAAGTTTCCAAGTCTGCGGGTCGCGGTGGTCTGAATCGGCTGGAGCTTCCCACCATGCCATGAAGAAAGATGGGTCATCTACTTCACTCGATGCGACTCTCTTGCCGTAGTTATACAAACTGAAAGCAATTGAGTCTTGGCCTGTTGAATCTGTCTTTACACCTGCGGTTGTGATGGCGACAAGATGAGCGAGCGAACCTCTTGCACCCATAGCCAGAGACATAACATCGAACAGTTCTCGATTGGGTTGAGCGTGAAGCTCATCGAACCAACAGGCTGAGATGTTGAGACCTTCTGCGCTAAAGGCTTCCGCTGATAACACTCGATAGATAGAACCAGTAGAGGGAATCTCAATTGCGTCACGATAAAGCTTTGCCATTTTCGCAAGTTCCTCGTTTGCTTCGACAATTCGCTTAGCGTCAGAGAAAACAATGCGAGCCTGTTCGCGAGTAGCGGCGACCGAATAGGTCTCACCTCCAGAAGGTCCGAAGTAGGTGTCAAAGATTGCCATTGCGGATGCGATGGCTGACTTGCCTGACTTCCTCGGCATTCCAACTAAGTTGACTCTTGAGCGAAATCCGTTTCCGTCACTTGCGTAGATGTGTTTGATTAGGTTTTTCTGCCAATCTCTTAGGACTAGCCTTTCGCCTTGTCTTCCTGCAACGGAGTCTTTAGTGATGATGCCAAAACCTTCGATGAAGTCAATAACGAGTTCGCCCTCACCCTGCTCGATTGCCTCACTCGGAACTGGGGTCAACCATTGTGGGGGAAACACGCTGAGCCTTTCTTTGCATCAGTTCTTCTAGTTTGCTTGCGGCCTTGACTTCGGCAATGCCAAGTTTCTGTCTTGCTGTTGGAGTGAAGCCTAACTCTTTTAGGTTGTCGCTGAGGTCTCTTTCAAGAACCCGAAGCGCAGCTCTCTCATGCCATGCCTCAATGTTTTCCAAGACAAACACCCTAAGAATGTCACGCTCGTCTAATTGTTCACAAACCACTTGCAACAACTCAAGGTCTGTTTCCTTGAGCCATGTCTGACCTTTCTTGAATGCGTTATTCCAAAAGTTCAAACCTGATTCTTCTAACCTTCTCAATGGTTCTGGTATTGAGACAATGTTGGTAATGGTCATCACAGGGTCCTTGCCTGCATTCTTTGAGCCAAGTTTTTGTTTAAGTTCTGGACTCTTGCCTGGATTAGGCATTTAGCTCCTCCATCGTCTTATTGGACTTTCTCATGTTGCAAGACCAATGCGCAGGTCTCAAGTTATCTATTGTGTCAACCCCACCTCTGCTTAGTGGTATTACATGGTCAACAGTCAAACCCTGTTTTGAGGTTCTTGGCAATGAGTGGTCAATCGGCAATTCGCAGATATGGCAATTTGGTCCATAGATTCTAAATACTTCATCGGCTGCTAATCTGCTTGGTTTGACAAGTTTATTGCGCCTCTTGACTGTTTTGATTCTGTATCTGGCTCGCTGTGCCTCTTTTGAGCATTCGGAATGATATGCATTCGCCACAGACTCACCAATCTTGAATGTTCTAGGCTCTCCACACCAACCACAATTCACGGTTCTTGTTCTGTCTGGATATTTGGTTTGCATCATCGCTTGCCATTTTGACGATGACTTTTTCTTTTGCATACTGTATCTACAATCATGGGAACAGAACCGATGATTGCCGTTATTTGAATAAAAGCTAGAGCCACAATTCAAACATTGCATTTCTGATTTAGGCTTGTGTTTTTTATGTAACTGCGCCCTGTTCCTACAAAGGTTTGAGCAATTGCGTTTTGGTCTGCCAGCTCCAATGTTGGCTAATGACTTGCCACAAACTTGACAATGAGAAAGCCCTGCGCCCTTTGGCTTATACCCATAAGGCTGGCACTCGCTAGAGCAATAGAGCTTCTTCCGCCCTTTTGGATTTGGCTCGATGTCGGCGTTACAAGTCTTGCATTTCATTAGTTTCGAGTCTATCAGCATAAAAGGCTGTTCACTATGAAACGGCTCGGCAAGGTTCTGTGTTTACAGACAAG